TTACCAGTTGTCATTTGTAGATAAATTGGTATACTTATCAAATATCGAATTGAAAGTCATATCATAAATTTTATAATATTCTTTTTTTATAAACTTTTCTGATATCGATTTATTTCTATCCAAAATAAATGATGACACTGGCTCATAAGAACTTTCATTAAGCAACTTGTCAGAATAAACCAATTTAGTAGGTGAATTAGGTATTTTTATATTTGACACTGTAACTCTAAATCTCCCTTCTTTGATGTCAATCTTCCCTTTTGCATATAAATTAGAGCTCAAATAAATTGGTATTGACATTCTTTTAAATCCTGATTCTTTAATACTAGGTTCTATGTCGATCATATCAAATACTATAACATCATCAATTAGATCGACATTAGAAAACTTACGATCTGTCTTAACTGCTAATAGGAGTGCCTTGACATCAGACTTTGTTTCGTAAACCTTCTGCCATATCAAAAATCCGTTATCTAGCCTTAAATTTTCCTGGCTATAAACAATACTACTGATCAATAAAAGGATAATTGTTACTATAGTTTTCATATTATACATCTATTATTTAGCAGTTACATTGTGATCTATCTACATATTCCTTGTTTCCGCTATTATTTATGTAATAGCATCCTCCTTTAGGACCTTTTATAAGTGGTTTGCCATTGTAATCACAACCCGACTTACCGCATGAAAAACAAAAGAGTGCGAATGGAATTAAAATAAATACTTTTTTCATAATTAATAATTTGGTTTAAATCTCGGGTATAGATGGCCTATACCCTACTATTTTTCTATAAATGAATATTTGGAAAACGTCATCAAGTGGTATGTTGTAATCAGCATATTTCTTATTATATGACCGGCATCGGATATAACCAAGATCTGTATTATGTTCAACTACCTGTTTAAAAACATTCCCTTCTCTAGAGCAAATTACAAATAAATTTCCTCTTATTGGCAACTTATTACCATTTTCAAGAATATACTCCTTAACTAGTATCTCAGCGCCATCAGGTATTGAAATATCTGTACCATCGACCATGCTATCACCATTTACGCGAACTACCAGGTAATTTCCTTTTTCAAATTCTTTTGGCACCAATCTCTTTTTAGTCTCCGGGAGAAGATCAACATTAGATCCTCCCAGCGGACCGGCACTTGCTGATAGGTCCACATACTCAACCATCATGTAGTCATCAAAGGCAACTGGTGTAATTTCGTTTTTTGGCTTTTTATCTTCCTTTTGTTTAACACCCCAAATCTCTTCCTCAGTAACTCCAAATGCAGACGTGATTCTATCTACACTTTCCCTTGTAAGATTCTTACTATTAAATAGGCTATAATAAGCAGTATTACTTAATCCTAGTATTTCTTTAGCTTTACCAACTGTCAACCTATCTTGTTTAGGCTTTGATTTATCAGACTTAATCTTTTCTTCAACCCATTTTTGAAATTTTTCTCCCTGATATTCAAGCTTTTGCATTTTTATCCTAAGTATTAGTATATTTTAATTTGCATTATATACTAATAGGTAGTACATTTGTATTGTTCGATTAAACAAACGACAACCTATAGTATTTTTTTTGTAGTGCAAATGTACTAATCAAGATACTAATATTTGTCATCAAATTGTAATGTATTAGTATATTATGGAAACAAAAGAGACATTAAATCAAAAGACTGATAAAAGTCTACCAAGTGTAATGGATTCAATGGAACTATACCAAATTGAATTCATCAAAGGATCAATCAAATACGGCCGACAGCTACAACTACAGTATCGTAGACTGACTAAAAAAAGATTTAGTGTCACTAAAGCTCAAGGAATTCACCCATCATCAGGTTTTAACCTAAGGAGGATTGCATAATGAAAACAAGTGTAAATATTGTTCGCAAGCTTAACGACTTTGATGTAGTTCAAAGAACTAAAGATTCAATGTTTGATGCTACTTCTTTGCTAAATCAATGGAATAAACAAAGTGGTCAAAAAAAAGTTATTGGCCATTACTTTGAAAATGACTCTACAAAAGAGTTTATTAAAGCCCTTGCATTTGATCTAGAATCTAATTGTCGGAATTCCGATGTTTTAAAAGATGGGAATTCCCCCTATTTAAAAACTAGGGAAAAAATGGCGGGACATGGATGCACCCTTATTTGTTCATTGATTTTGCAATGTGGCTTAATCCATCATTCAAATTGCAAGTGATCAAGTTCGTTTACGATGAATTGATACAACACCGAAAACTATCCGGAACTTTCTACAACAAACTTTGCTCGCTCCTATCACGATTCAAAGAAACTGATTATCGAGAAGTAGGTAGAATTTTGAATTATGTTGTATTCAACGAACACGAAAGGGATCTACGAAACCAAGCTACTCCTGAACAACAAGAAGACTTGCAGCAATTAGAACGCGATGCTTGCAACTACATTGAAAACGGTTTCATTTCAAATTGGGATCATTTTAAAGCCATTATGAGAAAGGAATGGTCAAAGCGACACTACAAAGTTCCATCAGTTTTAACATAACATAAAACACTTAAATATCAACTATTTAAACAATCTGAAAAAGGTTGTCAGGCGTGAGCTATGCCTTTTAAAATAGCTCAAAATTGAGGTGTGGCGGAATGGTAGACGCAACCCAAGGGAGTACCGAGTTACCGGATAAAATAGTAACGATGCAGGTTCGAATCCTGTCACCTCAACAAAGCCGATAGGCGAGAAAGTTCTTTGACATATTGATTTCCTTGACAGAAGCGGATGAATGGTAACAACACGCGTGGAGTCTAAAATAAAACCGATTTGAGGAAGTCGGGAGCTTGAAATACAGCGAGCTAATAAACCTGGATAGTCAGTTAGGTTAGTCAATTATAAAAAAGGCAAGGTGGCGAAATGGTAAACGCAGCCTAAAATTAGCATAAAATTGAAGATATAGTATAGGTATCAAATGCACTGCATGTTCGACTCCTGCCCTTGCCACAATGAAAATGCCCAACCTTTTGGCGGTAGTCTGCAGGCTAAATTAACACATCTGAAAACCGCCATTCTTTTAAACTTAAATCCCTAAACATATGGAAGAATATATAGAAGAAATTGCCATGAGATCAGCTCTTAAGGTGATCGAATGGGAGAACGACTCGAATAAGAAGAAATTCAAGTCAAAACTACAGGTTACAAGGGCCGATATAATCAGAGCTTTTGATTTATCGACCTATACTAACCTAATATCAAAGAAAGGCCTTAAACCGGTACGCCAAGACGGCAGATCTTCAAAGGTATACTTCGATACTACCCAGGTTCTGAAGCTGGTCCAGTTAAGTCACCACTAATAAACTAAGATATGAAAACACTAAAAAGAAAATTCAAACGGTTCTGTTACCGCTGGAAAACCATGGACAGTGACGAAAGAGGATTCTATTACGGATGGTTGATTTTATTTTCAACATTCGCATTAGGTTTTGCTTCTATCTACTACCATGATGAGATAATTAATTTTTGTAGACAATTTGATAATTAATCCATGGGCATAAAACAAAAAATATTCGATATCAGGAAGAATATAGGCAAACTAACAAAAGACACAGCAAATCCTTTTTTCAAATCAAAATATGCTGATATAAATCAGTTGATCGAAATGACCGATCCTTTGTTGGCTGATAAGCAAATTTTGATAACAATGCCTATTCGACTTGGATTTGTTGTTGTTGAATTGACTGACCTAGAAAGTGGCGAAACAATGGAAAGCGCTATTGAGCTTCCACAATCTAATGATCCCCAAAAAACTGGATCAGCAATCACTTATTTCCGTCGGTATGCTCTTAAGTCTTTACTTAACATCCAAGAGGAAGACGACGACGCTAATAAAGCATCAGGTAACATCCAAGAGGAAGACGTTAGACCATGGCTTACCGAAACTCAATTCAATAGCTATTTAGCTTTGATTAATAAAGGTGAAAAATGGCTTGATAAGATCAAGAAAAAGTATCGAATCAAAAAGGCGTTTACCACTACCTTGGAATCAGCCGAAAAAAACTACAGACCTAAATAAAATGGAAGAAGAAAACAACTTTTTAATTCTTCCCGACAACAATCCACTCCTAAATTTTTCAAAAAAAGACATTTCATCAATAGTATCTAATGTATCTAACCGGCTAAATGAAGGATTTGAAGATCCTATAAAAGCTTTGGTGATAGGTAGAAAGCTTGATGAACTGGCAAAGGTTTACAATGAATCTATTAGGCAATTTGTTTCCGGGAAAATAAGGCTCCAAAAAGGTGAAGAATTGGTTATCTACGGCACCTCAATAACCGAAGGAGAAACAGGTGTTAGATACGATTATTCAAAGTGTAATGACGGAGAATGGGACTTTTTAACATCCCAAATTGAACCTCTTTTAGAAAAAAGGAAAGCAAGGGAAGAATTTCTGAAAACTCTTAGAAAAGAGTTTATAGACGAAGACACAGGCGAAGTAATCCAGCCGCCTTTAAGGACTGGGAAAATGGGATATAAACTATCATTTAAAAAATAACAAATCATGAGCAAAGTAAAAACAATCACTGTATCGAATCTAAAAGCAATAAGCAACCTAACAGCAGACTTTAATGGCTGCACAGCCATAATCACTGGAGGAAATAATAAAGGAAAATCTACCTTTTTAAGATCGCTTCCTGACAGGCTTAAACAGACAAAGCCTGACGTAATTCTTAAAGAAGGAGAAACTGAAGGTTTTGCAGAATGGGAACTGACAACAGGGGAGAAATTCCGATGGCAATTTGACAGCAAAACTAAGGCAGGTGAAAAACTAATCTTCATAACCAAAGAAAATATCAAAACATCGATCACCAAGGAAATCTCAGAAAGGTACTTCCCTAAAGGTTTTGACATTGACAAGTTCTTAAATGATGGTCCGCAAAAGCAACGAGAAATGCTGCAAAAGATCGTAGGCATTGATTTTACCGATGTCGACCGCCGTTACAAACAGGCGTACGAAAATAGAACCTTTGCCAACAAACAACTTGAAGCTGACAGGCAAAAACTAAAGCCAATAAACGAAGATTTGCCAAATGAGCCAAAACCATATATAGAACTCCAACAGCAATTGGCCGGTATAGATGCCCATAATAAAAAATATGAATATGTAACCGAAGGCATCCAGGAGAAACAATCAAAGGTTACAAGTATAGAAAATGAGATTCTTCGATTAAAGGATCTTATTTCTGCTGAAGAAGAAAAAATAAAGACACTTGAAACCGATATTGTCAAGGGACAATCATGGTTATCTGTCAAAGAAAATCAACCTAAGACCGAAGAAGAAGCTGCAGAACTGAAAGCGAAAATTGATTCTATTATCAAAGAAAACGAAGAAATTGAAGCCAATAACAAGGCTATAGAAATAAAGTTGCAATTTGATAAGTCTGAAAAAGAAGCCCAGGAAGCAGACGACCTAGTAAAGAAGATCGAATCAGAAAAGGTTGATATGATCCGTAAGGCGAAATTACCTGTAGGATTCGGTTTCTCAGATGATGGAGTTACATACCTAGGACATTCGCTTTCAAAAGCTCAGCTTAGCACCTCAGCTATTTATATCGCAGCTCTTAAGCTTGCAGCATTGAATATTGGCGAAGTTAAAACATTGCATTTCGATGCTTCCTACCTTGATAAAAATTCATTGCAAGAGATTGAAAACTGGGCAAAAGAAAATGACTTGCAATTACTTATTGAGCGTCCAGACTTCGACGGTGGAGAAATAGAATTTCATTTGATTGATGCTATCTCCTAAGCTATTAAAGTACTACATGTGTACGATTGTTCCTATAGTACGCCAGTGTCTAATTGATACTGGCGTACCGCAATCGGAAGTTTCTCCAAAAGAAGTTGTTCACATGTATTTGAGAGAAAGATTTTGCCCTCCAATTGAGATTTGGGATGACAAAAAACTTTGCTATAAAGTTGCTCCTAAATCAGTAGAATCATTAGATAACACCCAATTTTTCCTCTTCAAAGAAGATGTACAGAGATGGGCGACCGAGTTTTTAGGAGTCTATATCCCCGATCCAAAAGAAGAAGTTAAATCCTGGGTTTTGTTTCCAACTAACACTGAAACATTATGTCACAAGTAAATAGAACAGAGTACATAACCAATGCACTCGACGAAAAAACACCGTATAAAATTACGGCACCCAAGCACAGCGCATTACCAATTAGACTTGACAGTAAAAGCGCTGCATTGAACCTTTTCGAACATATTACCGAACAAGGTATTGCTACTGTATTAACTTACAATTGCCCCATAACAAAGGTATGCAGGATTCTTAAAACAGGTCCACAAACAATTTACAGTTTAGCTCAGGAGGAATAGATATGGTAGATAGTCAAGGGTGGGTAAAGCTTCACCGCTCCATTCTTGAATGGGAATGGTACAGTGACATAAATACTAAAATTCTATTTCTTCATCTTCTCTTAAAATCAAATCACAAAGACAAAAAATTTCAAGGAATGACTATAAAAAGAGGTCAGGTTGTTACTGGCCTTTCAAATTTGTCTATTGAAACATCTTTGTCAGTACAACGTGTGCGAACATCACTAAGTAAGCTAAAATCAACAAACGAAATAACAATCGAAACTAGCTCAAAAGGTACGGTTATTACTATCGTAAACTATGATTTTTATCAAATTACAGATGACGACCAACAAGCGCAGCAACAAACTATCAACAAACCATCAACAAGCGATCAACAAACGAATAACAAACGATCAACAACTAACAAGAATGTAAAGAAAGATAAGAAGGAAAGAAATAAAGAAAATAGTATAAGTAATAGCGTCGAAGAAACTTCGACTTCTCCCCCCAAAAAAACAATTGACGATCGTAAGTCAGAATTCAAATCTTGGATAGATCCTTTCCGGGAAAAATACTCCCGGGAAATGCTAAATGATTTTTGGCGATACTGGACCGAGATCGGAGAAAAAGATAAAAAGATGCGATTTGAAAAAGAAAAAACTTTCGGGACTGGACAAAGGCTTTCAACCTGGAAAAGGAATGAATCAAAATTTAACAAAGATGGAAAAATCAATAAGCGAGGTAATGCAAGTAGAACCGAGCCTTCAAAAGCTATCACAGACTACGGAAAGCTATAGTGAAGTTGAGCTGACCGAAGAAGAAGAAAAAGCTGCAATCAGTGAAGCTCTGAAACAGGCTAAAAAAGCAAAATTAAACCAAATACGATCAAAGGAATATTGGGACAGGGTAAACAATCCTCCTGAACCCCCTAAATTTACCGCACAGCAAACGTTTGAATACTTTTTGAACCAAGCTAAGGCTTTAAATAAAAACTTCGTTATAAACGATTATAATAGGTCAATTATTGAAATGCTTTGTTTGTATTTTTCAAATGATCCCAAATTTGAGGAATCAGGCTTTAAACTAAACAAAGGAATTATGCTTGTTGGGCCTGTCGGTTGTGGGAAAACTACAATCATGAAAGCATTTGGACGGAATACGACAAACAGCTTTGCAATTGTTGCCTGCCGGAAAGTATCACAAGACTACACCGACAAAACAAATGGTGGAGCTATTTCAATCGAAAAGTATTCCAATTTACTTGCTTCATATCCTCAAATGAATTTTGGACAGGATAGAATCGGGTATTGCTTTGATGATCTTGGTACCGAAAACATTAAAAAGCATTTTGGTAATGATATGGATGTAATGGCAGAGATTATTTATAGTCGTTATGATTTAGGATTAGCCAAACAAACTCACTTCACAGCAAATTTAACATCGACTGAAATCGAAGACACATACGGCTCCCGTGTTAGGTCACGGCTCCGTGAAATGTGCAACTTCATTTCATTCGACACTAATTCACCAGACTTTAGAATTTAAAAAACATGAAAACACATACTGCCGGGATATGCCCGATGTATCTTACTCAAAAAGATATTTCTTTCAGAAATGAACAATTAGTTGAAACAGTAATCACCTGTTATCACACAGAGGAAATAAGTGTAGGCGATATTTATCAGCACATGAGACGAGAAAATGAATTTACTGTTTCTGAAATTATGGAGCAAAGGCCTGCTAATGGTAATCACTCCCAACCAACTACATTTTATAAACTTAGACTGAAACGGTAATGGAAAGAAACTTAGAAAACGTACACGTTGTCATTTATAGCAAAAAGATGCTTAAAGAAGCTATAAAACGCTTAAACAACCACGGACAAAACATTGAAACCGATATCATGTGTGATTATGAATTTCATGGAAATGACTTGCTTATCTATCATGATGGATTATTCAAAGTTATTCAATGCTTGCCTACTCATCCGAATCACGAAGTAACATTAAATTATCTTTGTGAAATGATAATTGATGAAGAGTCGAAGCCTAAAACAATGGAAATTGGAAAGTGGTATACTGTTTTTGATAGTAAGTGGGATATGCCAATTATAGCAATGTTTCGTGGTGAATCCAGTAACAATAGCGGTTTTAACTTCAAAGGGGAATGGTCCGACAAAATAGGATTACATCAGCATGAATTGGGTGAAAACATGAGGGAATCTACTCATGAAGAGGTTGAGAAAGCTTTGATTTTTGAAGCGAAGAAGAGAGGATTTATTAAAGGAAGAACCTTTAATAATTCTAATATTCATAATCAAAAACTACTTAACAACAGGTTCCCATTAACTGGCTACTGGTTTAGAAGTGGTGAAAATGTATTACGCCTTACTCGATCGGATGATGAATCGATAACTTATTCAATATTTAAAAATGGCGTGTGGGCAGAAGTAATCGAAGATGAAAAACTAAAGGTTGGAGATTGGATATTTGTATCGTTAGAAAATGATCCTCAACAAGGTTTCACAGTATTTCAGATTCTTGAACAGCATACAGCTGATACCCATAATAGTGATATGTATAAAACGCTGTACGTAACCAAAAAGATTGATCAAGAAACAGCAGAGCGATTAAGAAAGGAATTTGTATGATACAATTCGAAGTACTAGGGGAACCTAAAGCTTTAAAACGCCATAGGATGGGAAAAGGATTCAACTTTGATCCTAGCAAAGGAGATAAAACAGATTTCCTTTGGATGTCTAAGAAAAACGCTCCATCTCAACCGATAGACAGTCCAATAAAAGTGTCAATTACCTTTAGATTCAAGAGACCAAAATCACACTTTGGAACTGGTAAAAATTCAAATGTACTTAAAGATTCTGCACCTACCTACCATACATCTAGACCAGATGCTGATAATTTAGCAAAATTTGTTTTAGATGCTCTTAATACTGTTTATTGGCGCGATGACAGCATCATATCAAAGCTTAATGTCACTAAGGTTTATGCCTTAGATACTCCCCGAACAGAAGTAGAAATAGTTTTAATATCATGATTAAACGCAAAACATCAATATGCGTAGTTTGCAATAATATTAGGCAAATCTATGCGAAATCGATGTGTTGTTGGTGCTACGAAACGCAAAGAAAGAAAACTCCCCTACCAAAGCCTAAAAAGCAAATACGAAAATTTTCTAAAAAGAATATGGACCAGCTTAAGCGCTACCGCGTACTACGTGATAAATATCTCGAAGAAAATCCTATTTGCCAATATCCAGGATGCAAAAGTAGAGAGGTGACACTTCACCATACCCGAGGTCGCCAAGGCGCTTACTTAACTGATAAGCGCTTTTTTTCTGCCCTTTGCTGGCCACATCATCAACACATAGAAACCCATCCCGAAGAAGCACGGCAATTGGGTCTATCCTATTCACGACTTAACATTTGAACTTATGAGAGTATCATGTGAACATAAAGACAAAATAATTGAACTCAGAAAGAGTGGTGTTCAATTTCAGGAGATAAGCGAGCAAACAGGCATATCATACAACACTATCAAAAGCATTTGCTATAGAAATGGCGCTTATCGGCAAAATGTAGTCAGTATGAAAAAGCAAATGGAGACTGACAGATTAACAATGACCTCCAAGGAGGTTGCTGCTAAATACAACAGAACAATAAGGGCTGTTAACCAAGCTATGCAAGATAGCCCATTAAAAGATAAGTTTAAGTTTCCCGCGGGCAAAAAGCCTAAACCGCCTAAGATAAAAAAGGAAAAAGTCATATCTGAAAAGCCAAAGCGAAAACTTAAAAAGATTGACAAACAGCCTGCAGGAGTTAAAGAGGATATTCTTCAAAAAATGAACAAAGGAGAGATCAAGCTTCTGAAAGGCGAAACAGTATTCAAAACCAAGGTTCACGACGTCACCAAGCAAAGGCAGATTAGTCTACGTGACCCAAAGAACACAGTCATTTTCGTAAAGCTGTCGGATACCAGATCTGACGAAGAAATAATAAATCAATTTTTAAATCGGTAACAGTCGCCTTACTGGCGCCTTTAAAAGAAAAGAAGATGGGACATCAATTAAGAGGATTTATAGAATTATATCCAGTAAAATTTCAGCCAAATCAGAACAGCGACAACCCATTCGATGGCGAGGATGTTGTAAGCGAAAATCCTATTTCTATAGCATTGAATACTATCGAGATGATAGAAGAAGGCTTTATATATACGTCTATTCTTATGCCTAATGGTCAAAAGTTTTGTGTAAGAGTGCGATTGACTTATGATCAAATAAAGTACTTAATCAAGCAAGCAATTTAGCCATGGAAAATCAAATCAAAGTAGGACAAAGCTGCGAGGTAGCAGTGATAACCGATAATAGTAAGTATCCTTCATTGTATAATATTGGAAACACAGGTATAATCAACTTACAATTTAGAAATGGAAATGCTGCAATATGCATTGGTAAAACTAGTTGTGTTGTATTTGGTACATGGCATGTATCCAAAGGAAAATACAAGAAGGTCGGCAAGTTAACAATCACTAAAGTAAAGTAGGCTATGAAAAGAGAAAAGGAAAAAGCCGAAAAGCAAGCAAAGGAACTTGTAAAACGCTTTTGGATGGCTAACCAAACAGGTCAAGACTCATATCAGATCGCAATTGCCAACGCTAAAATTGCAGTTGATGAAATAATTAACGCCCTAGCCCCTGTTGCTGAGTTCCGCGCTCAATATTGGACTTTGGTAAGGGAAGAACTTAAAAACCTATAGCCATGAAAAGATCAACATTGCAAAAACTGCCTTTAGGGGAATACCTTCTATGCAAAATATTTTGGATTGACAAAGAAGTGAATACCCCAATATTTCTAAGGAAGCAACTAACTGAAGATGGAAAAGCTATTTATACCTTAAGGGCTGTCGGTTCATTGGGTAGACATGATGATCTTACTTTGTTCGATTCTGAAGAAAAAGACGAAGATCAATACTACAATGGAATAGTTTACAAAACACTTTCAGCGATGTGTACTAACTCTGCATACCTACATCTTCATGTAAATAATTGGAATGACTGTTATGAACTTGAACTAATTGGAAGATATACAGAAGATTGGAAAAATATGTATGAACGCTTTAAAACAGCTCATAAATCAAACCATAAAACTAAATTAAAGTAGGCTATGAAAAGCAAGCAAGAAGTAATACAGGAAGCATGGGAACAGTGGAAGCCTTGTAGCGGGTATGAGGGTTTTTACGAGGTTTCTACATTTGGCAACATCAGAAGTATTCGTAAGAATAAAATACTAAAGCCAACTAAAAATAAATATGGCTATTGCAAAGTCAGTTTAACTGGCGATAATTCCTACAAAACTGTTAATGTTCACCGAGTTATTGCGCAAACGTTTATCCCTAACCCAGAGAATAAACCTCAAGTAAACCATAAAGATGGTAACAAAGCAAATAATCGCGTAGACAACTTGGAATGGTCAACTCGTGAAGAAAATATGCAGCACGCTCACTTAAATGGTTTAATGAACTTGCCTAGCGGTAATCGTCATTGTTATTTTAACATCAAAAGCGATTTACACCCGAGAGCAAAAGCATTAATCAATATAGAAACTAAAGAAATTTACGGATGCATAAAAGATTGTGCAAAGGTCTTGAATATTAAAGAAGGTACATTGAGAGGGTGGCTTAATGAGCCTAGAATCAATCCAACCAAAATAGTGTATTTGGATTATTATAAATCCAACAACGGATGGACACGTATAGAGAGTGAAGAGGATTTGCCGAAGGAAGATGGAACATACTATGTTATGACTAAAGACGGCATGAAATCTCTTTATTGGATGAGCGGAATGGGGAAAAGATACAACGTAAAAAAATGGATGGAATATAATCCTACTCATTACCTATTAGAAGTTGTTCCAAAGCCACCTATTTATTAACCCTTATAAATCTTAAAACAAATGAATAACGAAATCAAAAAAGCATTATACAAAGAAAAGCCAGTGGCAAAGGTAATTTTCGGAGAAGTTTATAACGGTGAACTATATCACTATTATGAAGCCGAAACAAGCATAGGTACTGCTACATTTAAAATACCAAATAGCGATATGGGCGACAAGATTTTTAATTCTAATGAACCCGCTCAATTATTAATAAGATGGTTGGTTACAGAGGATAAGGAGGTGTACGGTGGGTAAAATAAGAAAACCATTAACTATGTGGTGCATGAAGTATAATGATGGTGCTTTAGGTACTTGGTCGATAAGATGGACTAGAAGAGGAGTAGTTTCATGTGTCGAAAGAAACTTCACCATCCCCTGGAAAGAGATCAAAAAATTCGGACACACAATAGTTAAAGTTGAAGTAAAGGAGGTTTCAGGTGAATAACGAAAAGAAAGCGCCAGTAAGGCAAATAAAGTTCCGTGGCCTTCGGGTAGACGGCAAAGGATGGGTGTATGGTGACTATTTCAATACAAGTAAAAGTTCAATTTGTAAATTCCTACCTACTATTATCGAAAACGGTGGAATGAATCCAATTGATTTTCATTTGGTACAACCTCAGTCCATTGGCCAGTTATCTGATTCTGTCGATAAAAATGATAAGCAAATTTGGGAAGGTGACATAGTCAAATTCAATAACAGGGTTTACACTGTAATTTATCGTGATTCATGCTTTTTTATTATTAGCGAAGCATTAGAACACTGGATTTATACATTGTATTCTTGCGATTCAATTGAAATCGAAGTCATCGGCAACATACATGAAGAAAGCTACATCAATTCTATCGAAGGAAAGGAGACCAACTCATGAGATACTGGATCTATTTATCAATAATAATTATTTGGGCTTTTTTACTGGATTTCGTATTGAAATTTAGCCAAATATCGATAGGGATACAAATCATAATTATGCTTTTAATTTTCATTCTACAGGAAGTTATAGACCTATCAAACAAGAAAGTAACTATCAACATCCATGTGAACAAGGACGAAGGAAAGGAGACCAAAGGAAATGGATAACACAATCGAAAACAAAGCAAAGTTTTTTGGATTATACACAGGTCAAAAAGTATTGATACGAAATATTGACGATCCTCAATATAACGATCTAATTGTATTAAGTGAGTTTAACTATAGTGGGTGGAGTAACCCTGTACTATATCTATCACCCCTATCATCAATAACTGATGAAGATGCTATCGAAGTAGCTAAAATAGCCTGCCCAATGTTGTTTCATACTTATTCAAAAGGCCATAAAGTAGACCGCTCAGAAAAGGACTGGCTTACTGTAAAACACGACCGAAACATCAAATCAGTTGATATTGATTTTGACGGATATGTATGTGTATGCAATGAAGACCTCAATTACGAACGAAATCCATATGTTTTTCAGGCCATTCGAAAACTTCAAGAATTAGGCTATTACGTTGGCTATGGCACTGAGATCGAATACGGATGGGTAAAGATTAAAGAAAGCGAGGTAGGAAATGGATAAGCTTTTTAGACAGGTAAAGACATCAGAAAGAATTCCTACCGATTACAAAAGGTATGAAACAAGTATTGGAAACGTTCATTTCCTAGACTTCTCACGGCTTAAAATCGAATGGTGGCTAGAAGAATTAGAACCACCTAAAATTGATAATGCTTTAGAACAACGTCAAGAAGTATACAAAAAAGCGGGCGAAAAATGGGGACAATATTCTCAAATGGAAATGGCTATTGAAGAAGCTTTGGAATTTGCTCTTGCGGTCCGTAAACAGATTAGAAAGTCAGATAATAATACGTTTTCTCATATGGTTGAGGAATTCGCTGATCTTGAAATTATGATGGAACAAGTTGAGCAAATGCATTCAGATTCAGGTTTCAGAGATATGGTCAACGCTCAGAAAGTATTCAAGATTGATAGGCTATTAAAAAGACTGAAAGGAGAAAAGAGATGAACAAGGGAACATTAAAATCCGGTGCGCCATGCCTATACTACCGAACCGAGGTGGTAATTACCTTTAGGACATTTACAACAGCATTGGCAGATTATTTCTATACCCAAGGAGACATAGCAAAATTGGATAAGTTAACCAAGAAACGAGCCGAAGAAATTTTAAAAACGCAAATACGGCTGTTTGGTAAACAAGGCGAGCATCAATCCGGATTCTTTGAATCGACTGACGAAGTTGGCGAAGAATATAACTCAACTTATGATAGTGTACGAGAATGGATAATGAATAAATATCCCCATTTGATAGAACAAACAGCATGACACCCCAGGAAATAGGCGAACTAATCGAATTAATAATAGGCGATATACTCACATTGGAAGAAGCAGCGTCGATAGAGTGTATCGATCCGCGCGAACTTTCACGTGTGATCGATGAGGTGATGACTTTCCGGTCTAGCCATTCTCGTAATAATTCGGTGGTTTGCCTTGAACTTGGAAGTTTAGAAAGGAGAAAGGAATGAAACAAATTATTAGAGGATGGAAAGAAGGGGAACTTATTCAAGAATTAAGATCCGTTTCAGGTACTATTCTTAAACAAGGGCAGACCGTTAGATACAAGAAGTTTAAATCGCATCCCGATAAAGACGGATATATGTTTTCAAAACATGAGTTTCACTATACTGATATAGAAAACTCTAATCTAATTCGGTGCACAAGACTACTAATAAAAGGAGAACCCTTAATTGATCTAAGGAAAGTTTAGAAAGGAGAAAGGAATGACCCACGGATCATTATTCAGCGGAATTGGAGGTTTCGATCTCGCAGCGCAATGGATGGGATGGAAAAATGTTTTCCATTGTGATATAAACCCATTCTGTCAAAAAATACTTAATCATTATTGGCCAAATGCAAAAAGTTACACAGACATCAAACAGACAGACTTCTCTATTTACAGAGGAAAAATTGACGTTTTATCAGGAGGATTCCCATGTCAGCCATTCTCTGTCGCAGGACAGCGAAAAGGCGCGGAAGATGACCGTTACCTCTGGCCGGAAATGCTCCGAGTTATTGACGAAATCCGACCCACTTGGGTTATTGGTGAAAACGTTGCTGGCCTCGTCAGCATGGTACAACCCGAGACTTACAAAACTCACGTGGAAAGTCAAACAGATTTCTTCGGAGAGACTAACAAAGAAATTGTTTCAGAGTACCAACAGTATGTTATTGAAACAGTATGTTCAGACCTTGAGCGAATCGGATATTCAGTCCAACCGGTTATTATTCCAGCTTGTGCCGTCGGCGCGCCCCACAGGATGGATAGAATCTGGTTTATTGCCTACCGTACAGACTCAGGGACTGAAAGTTTGCGAGGACAGGAAGTCAGTTTTTATGGATCTGAGTCTATTACCAACGCCTCGAGCAAACAAAGTTCAGAACCTAAATCTAGCAAACAACGAAAAATTAGCGAATCGAAACAAAGGAAACTTAGAGGAAGTGATCGCGAAAATGATTCTTCCTACTCCGAATGCAGCAGAGGAATACAAATATTGCACGACTTACAAGGATGGCAGTCAAATGGGGAGTTCACTCACTCCACTTATGAACAAAATTACTGGACAAACTTCCCAACTCAATCCCCGGTTTGTAGCGGATATGATGGGCTTCCCAGAAACCTGGACGGAATTACCTTTCCAAAGTGGCGAGCCGAAAGTATAAAAGCATATGGTAATGCTGTAGTTCCTCAGGTAGTATTTGAGATTTACAAGACAATAGAATCGCTAACCCCCACCCTAGTATAGTCTAGGGTGGTAAAGAAGAAAGAAAATGAATAAAGAACAATCATACTTCGATGAAAATAGAGTTGAAATAAAAGAGTTTGCTCTTATCCGTGTATTTCACTTCATAGGCGCTAGGCGAAAGAAGCACTATATGTACAAATGGGTGAAATTAAAGGAATTCAAAGGCACCTTATACTGGGTCGCTTATCACCTAGAAAATGATACTGATTCTATTCATGGATATTATCATTTACGCCATTGCGCTGACGAAAACCGAGTTATTAAAGGAACAGTGGTAGTACAACAACAAGGATTATGATACAAGCAAACGAACTCCGTGTAAACAACTACATTATTGATCAATATGGAGATATAGGTAAAGTTGTTGGGATCAACTCTGATAAGGAATACAAACATAATGGTCAACTTTTTGTTGGGACAGCAACATTGTATTATGATAATTACAAAGGTTCTATTGGACGTTGGATTCAGACATTAAAGCCTATCAAGCTGACAGAGGAAATACTATTGAAGTGTGGGTTTAATTACAAAGATGGAGAATACGTTCGAGGGTTATGGAAGCTTGCTCCTGATCACCCAAAAGAAGAAGTTGTCGGCTATGGTCTTTTTATTAAAAGATTAGATTGGACTCGAACAAATGAGAATAGTATCAAATATCTGCATCAACTGCAAAATCTATTCTTTGGAATTACTGGCCATGAATTGGAAATCAAATTTTAATTATATGAAACTATTTTTAGTAAACGCGTTTGACAATGAATATCGCGTAGCAGCGTACACGGCTAAAGAAGCAGAAGAAATTGTAAACAAGAAACTGCTTGAGGAATCCGACGAACAGGATGAGAACATCACCTCTGAGGAAATTTTGGAGGACTTCATGATCAATTATGAAGAGGAAGAATTACCTTCTATCAGTGCTTATGAGTATATGAAATGCCTTAGAAAGCCTGAAATTTTAACCTGTTCTGAGTGGTAAATGACCCTCACCAAACAACAAAGAGAAGCGCTCCGACTAAAGTATTCGGGGCGCACTAAAAAATACAGACTATGGAAAACATAAACTACATACACGGAAAGCAGTATCCTTATGGATTTAAGGACTGGCTTAGACAATGCGCATTCAATCTACAGGATAGATACGAATGTTTCCCTGAAACAGCACGTTGTGACGCTTGGTCACGTCTAGACCCTGAATCATGGCTACCACTATTCAATGAAGGATTAAGCCCTTTTGATGCTGTTAATTTAAATATGAAAGCCTAATGTCAGAATACTACATATACAAAAACAAGCTCTTCAAGTTAGTAGACTACGCTAGACATAAAAAACAAGGTAGCGATGAATTTCTTGTAGCCGTCTATACTGATGGGAAAGTATTATACACAAGAAATGTTGCCGAATTCTTCAGGTTATTTACGCAAGTTCCTAATGATTCTACTGCTGTGGCGGCATTCGAATTGAGAGAAAGGACGAAGAAATGAGCAATATAAAAACAGCCTGCTGTGATAACTGTATTTTCTACCGTAAACAAAATGCTAGGCGTGGCACATGTGATGATCACACTATCGAAATGACGAATGTAATCACCAATAAGAAAGCATACATTAAACCAACTACTTTTCGTTACTACAGATGCGTAAATCACAAACCAAAAATATAGCCTAGACTAATAACCTAGGCTTTTTCAATTCCCGTATTTATCCCCTTGACGATATACTAATATTGTTAGTAAAATTGTCAGATGATATTCGATAATTTTGAAGTCGATGGTGAGCGACAGGTTTTGGAGATTACCTCACTCATGGGCGGCTATTTTCATGTGTACATCAATAGATACTTTATAACAAGTATTTCTTACACCACCGAAGGCTGGCGCGTTCATTTCAACAACAATTCATGGTTATCCCGGGATGAAGCAGATATAATGATTGAGATGATCGAATCAGGGGAAATTCCTACGCTGTAATTAGAAAAAAGGCCAAGGGGATATCAATTCCTGGCCTTTCTAAAACAAATCAGTGTTAAACCTAAACTTCTCCTAAAGTTAGTTATCTTTTTTAAAAAAATCAAATAAGAAAAGCCCTAAGCTAGAGCTTAAGGCTTTTGGATAACCTGGAACTTGACGGATTCGCGGTTAGGACTAATATAGAATTTTTTTATTTATCAACAAAATAAAAAAGCCTTGAGTGGGGAAACTCAAGGCTAATGTTAAATGTTTAAACTACTTTGAAAAACTATGAATATAACAAAGTTTCACTGCTTTCGTTTTATAATTTTTTATAAAAAAAGGCCGAAGACATGAGCTCCCGACCTTTATTACTACCAAAACAAACTAACTTAACCTCTTAATGAACGTTATTCTGAAAGAAATAGTTCATTTTAATTTAAAAAAAAGGGCAATCTTTCGATTACCCTCTAACTAAGCTATAAACAGATCCTATATAGATCGGAATATACTTTTTAAAAAGCCTAGTCTCTAAACCTAGGCTCTAAATGACCAGGCCTTAAACCTGACCATAAAATAATCACTAAAACTGAACTAATACATTTTGAACGATCTTCAATAAATATACAAATCCTAAAACGGATTGGTTTGAAAAAAATAAAAAAACCTTGAGTCTGGGAGGGATCTCAAGGTTTTAAATTACTACCTATATGAAAAGTACATATAATACAATATCGAATAACGTTTGGTTTGAATAAAATAAAAAAAGGCCGAGTTACCAGGCTCGACCTTAACAAATGAAATGTATTTTACCTTTGATTCAGACTTAATAACAGCTAACTTGTTGTTTTGTTTTCTTCCTTTGGCTTTTTTGGTCGAAATCCGAAAAATAAAAGCAATCCAATAACAAAAACCAAAGCACCTAATCCTAGCCAAATCATCATTGAACCTTTTGGCTCTTTTTTCACATCCTCAATCTTTGCTGATTCCTTTTGCCGCTGTTCATTATTTACAGCAACCTGCTTTTCAGCTTTCTCACTTCCCTGCTTTTCGCTTTTCTCGCTGTAATCTTTTTGCTCAGTGATAGTTTGTTTGGTATGCTGGGTAATCTTTTCCCCGGGAGATTCCGCCCGCACGCTGAATACCTGCCTCAAAGTATCGAGCTGCACCAATATTTTAAACCCTGCAGAATCTTTAAGTAATATCTCCGCTCCTGAAAGTGCCTTATCAACAGGTACCGATCCGCTTACTTTACCACCTTTTTTTTCGGTCGTTACCGTAGTTTCTGTTTCCGTGATGGTTACACCCTTATCAACCGTTACCGTGCGTTGTAGGCTATCTTTTTGTGTTTTCTCGGACAAGGATCTGTCACGCTTGCTGACCACTTCCAAAGAAGATTTTTCGACGTGCTTTGTTGACTTTCGAAATAGCCCACAGGAAGCAAAGGTGATCACTATGACCACCGATGCGATTAGTTTATTTAGCATACTTCAATATTGAATTAAGCTCGATAACCGACTGTTTCAGGCTGTCCAAGCTATTTACTAAATCAGGCTTATTAATCCTTTGCTTTCCATTTGATGAGATCAGGGTAACCGACCCTAATAGCATCAATAACAATACTAATTTTTTCATCTTATTACCTCTCTGATGATCTGTTTAATTTGACTGGTAGTTGTGTCCACTTGTTCGCGCATTGGCGCCGTTTGTTTGCTTACTTCTTTTTCTACCGCTGGTCTAAGTTCAGCTGGTAATTGCTTACGAATCTCATCCTGCACCTGTTGGCTAGTAGACTTCAATAAAGCAATATTCTCATTCTTTGCTTCAATGTATAAGCAAATGAACAATATCAGTAATGCAGACACAAAGGCACATAGAAAAGCCATTGGATTGTCCTTTATCCATTGTGTAAACTTTCCTACACCATTAATCTTTCTGTCGATGAAATCGTCTTTTTCCTCTGCCATTACTTCATCATATTATAAAATTGCTTCACTAATGGAATAACCTTTTCTATTCCGATCAATCCCCCATTTACCCGGCGACGGATCACTTTTATATCTTCTTCACTAACTGTCTGCACTAGGTTCCATAATCGTTTCTGATTGAACATAAATACAGCAGATTCCAATGGATATTTAGTAGCGACAAGATCCGGATTAGCAACACAGTCCTCACCAATCCATTTGCTAAATAACGCGTACATTTCCTTTCCGGTTAACTGCATCCATCCGCGGCCACGGTACTTGTATCCTTCTCCTTTTCCGTTACCCATGCGGTTGTCATATACGAAGTTCCCTAGCTTCTCAGGTTGGCGTAGGTATTGTTCTGCCAATGCATCACTGGTGAAGCGTGACGGCCAAGTATTACGGAGCGCGCGTACTGTTGTGTATCGCATATCCTCAACAACTATGGTAAAGTCACCGCTTTCGTGAACCAGGTTTCCCCAAAATTGAGCTGTCATTGCTTTGGTAGGTATACCAAAATGACACTGAAACTTAGTCAACGTCTCGTTCCCAAGGATGCCGTCGGGATGCGCCCCGACGACTCTTTGGATATATTGTATTGATTCTTTCTTTGTCATGATTACACCAACGTTCTTAACATTTGTAAAAATCCAGCAAAACGCACTGATAATTGTCTGTAGCCAACGGTAGAAGGATGCGGACTATTTGACGTTAATATTTCTTTAGCTGTACCAGTATAGCCAACAAATGGAAGTTCATCTGTTTGGTCCCAACCATAGTCACTATCATGAGCTGACCCTGTATCAACAATAAAAACTCCTTGGGACTCCCATGTTGTAGTATCGAATGATTCTAACACTCTTCTCCTTCCTTCCCATAAGTTTGCCGATTGTAGTATAGGGTTAACGTTACTAGTATTATTGTCACTAGCAAATACTGAATTATGTATACATACACCAATCTTAATAGTAGGTACTGCTGATTTTACCGATGTAATAATCATCTCCATTCTACTTTTCCAAAGTGAAAATGTGCTATCAGTAGGCATTGTTCCACTAAAATCATTCATCCCAAGATTTATCACGAAAACATTTGGAGTTGTTATATTCCAAACCGAAAGGTATTTAGCATAATTAACCTCAAATGTTAATGAAGACTCTGACACATCTACCCATGTAGTCCCATTATATGACTTGAACATCAATGCATCAGTGTCATACATCAAATCATTAGTTTGAGGAGATGCCAAAAATCCACTCGTATTAAATTGGCTCACTCTATCTGTAAAACCTATAAAATTAGGATCTGTATTGCCAGCAACAACCTGCTTCCAGAATCCAGTAGGACCATAATACTTGTAGGTATTACCCGAAGGGTGCATCAATGGTGAAAATAGATTTACTGTTTTGTAGTTTGTAAAGTAAGTGGACAATGTCCATCCTGATCTGCCTTCGCCCTTAACAGTAACAGCATATGATGTTCTAATACCCACAAATGTTAAAGCATTTAAGTAGTTTGATGTATAACCGTACCATGTTCCGTTATGCGTATAACTATCGCCCCAAACATTTATGGTCAATGGTGTCTCCGGGGTATTTGCTGTATAACTTGATACACCTATTGTCTTACTAGATATTGCTAGAGTGCTGATAGTATCATTAAGATTAATTGTTAAGTTAGAAGCATTTCCACTCGTCCGAAAGTATCTTTTACGATATGTCCATCCAGTACCTGAACCATTAACAAAAAAATTTGGCAAGATTCTTTCAACATAAGATTTATGATAAATACTATTTTCCTGATTGTTCAATACATATATCTTCCGGGGTGTCGCTAATCTTGGTTGAAACGGCACCAACTCACCCATATAGGACGATTTTAACTTGTAATCCCCCTTTTTTAGGTAAGAGGACGGCAATACATCTCCCTCAATAAGCATAAATGAATCCTTTGTAGAAGGTGTAGCTGTTACCTTCGCAAAATACTCACCAACACCAGCTATTATAACGTTGGTTGCAGTACCTCCACGTACGAATGTTCCGTTTTTATTAAATATGGCCCAATGCTGGTTAGTATTAGCCTTTATATACTTCTTCCCAGGAACAATTGGAATAAGTGGAGATGTAGCTGAATAAGAAGAGTTTGGGAATAACTGACCATTGGTATTATTAACATAATATCCATCTTGAAAATCTGATGCTGCAACAAGATTGGTATAAAACATATCTGTCTTACTTGCTGTTACTGCAAAATCAACTAAATTATTAGTGCCTATTGAAAGATTACTTATATCTTCCGGTGTAGCATAATACTTTACCTCTTTCTTTAAAGTTCCTATTACGGAAATCCATCCTCCGGCGGCATTAGCACCACCTCTAACGAATCCGTCTTGAGTTATATTGTAGGTATTTGTATAACTTCCATCAGAGTTCGGAGTCTTACCATAGTTTCCTCCAAAATTCGAAACAAAAACTTTACTTGTATTATACATAACAAGGTTTGTCCTTGCCGTATCAGTGTTGCCAAAGTTTGTTATTACTAGCTTATCTCCTGATTTCACTGGAAAATAATCAAAATATTGCTCTGAAGAAGTAACACTAATACTACCATCAACGCGTAACCATCCTGATAATATATTAAGCTGGTTTTTTATATCTTCAGTTTCATTTATTACCTTAATATTATTGAATAAAGGCAGTGTACTTTTATATACTTTATCTCCATTTGGAGCTTTAGTTTCGCCCTCTGCTACAATGCCATCTGCAGAACCTACAGGCAAAGGAACACTGCTTCCTAAGCTCCAAACTTTGGCTGTTCCATCCCACCAGTTATAATTATTACTTGTAGATGGAGCTAACCATGCTGCTCCAGTGGCATTTTTAAACCACCCCGTAACTCCTCCCATTTTACGATCCTGACCGTCAGGACCAGGAGATAAAACAACTGCTGTAGCTTCTGTTGCTCCTCCTGCTACTGCTTTTACTTCTATACCGGTTATATTAAGATACTGTTTAGCACTGTCAAATGTGGCTTGCATCGCTTCGCCTGTTGTTGCCTTTGCTATCATCAATTTGTCATCCCCTGCAATAGTAGTTGATGCATCCATTCCCTCAGGAAATTTAACTGTCCCCATTTTACTTAATATTAGAATCCTCAAAATAAGAGTAGATGTACTCTGTTGTTTCTTTTTCAGTGTTTACGATTTCCGCTAGTACTCCGGTGAAACTTGATCTTAAATAATCAATAGTTCCCTCTACTAGGATAAATCGTTTGTTATTTAAATACTTGCCAATATTGGCAGTGATATATCGTGTTTGATTGTCTTGTAGGTAATCATTACTTTCATCTACCTGTATGTATTGTTCGCTTACACATCGTATTGCAAAGTGGCTGAATGGGTCAATCCTTTTAAGATCGAATCCTATCCGTAATTCATCATGAGCGCGTGCATAAGTCTTTGTAAGCTGTCTTAACGAGTGAAGCAATAAAGGCTGGCGCGAATTGTCCCAAGGCGTATACCAGTCTTTGGTCATCTGCCCTGCCTGATTGTATATGATGCTTAATGAATCTTCTCGGTATTTGTAGAAGTAACCATTCTGTCCGAATGTCTGATAGTCTCCCCACATAAGGTTACGACGATCTGTAGGCTTTGTAAACCTTCCTTGGAGCATGGTTTGGAATACTACGCCCTTTGGATTTTGATTGTCGTTTTCATAAGTAACCTTTACTTCTTTAATTATTGTATCGGCAGCAATATTCGTATCAGGTGTAAAACATGGATAAATTTTTACAAATGCTTCAGCAGATTTGAAATCGTTTTCATTTAAAGTAAAACCAAAATTTGTTGCTACTTTTTTTAAACCTGTTATAGATGTGTTTTTAGTTGTCTTGAACTCTGTATCAACAGCTAGATTAACATCATTGTATTTATTATCAAATTTAAAAGGAGCAATAGGCATTACCCTTGAAGGATTATTTAAATTTGATAAAGAATCGCAATACCAGGTTTCATCATTAAGATTAGAATTACGGAAAACTAAATTACTACCTGGAAAATATAAACAGAACGTGGTTAATATTCCGGTGTTAGGCTTACCAACAGCTTTAACAGATAGTGTAACACTTAATGTCTCACCAGATACTGATCCAATTCTAAATGAATCAGATGTTAAGTTATCCCAATTCCATCTAACATTTAATGCAACAAGATCTCCATTGCCCAAAATGTAATCGGTTATCCTAAGATTGTTTTTAGAGTCTTGATAATACCTGTCGACATTGCCATTAGCCAAATAGCTCGTAGGCACAAGATTTGTTTTTAAATAAAGTAATGACCCAATGTCATTCCAATATTCAGGAGTATTACCAACGTACGACTGTAAAGCATAGTTTAAAGGGTACACTATTTCAGGACCATTGAGTAAAACAAAGGTGTTTTTGGCCCCAGCCGGTATAATCGTTCTTTCTCCTCCTGCATCTATTTCGTTGAAAAATGTTTCTCCAAATGTTATATCTTGGTTTGATATAAGATTTCCATCACTATCATAATGCCATAACTTACCTAATCCTCTCTCCTGATTAAATTTGTTTACTATCCACCATTCACCCTTATATTGGGTTAATAGACAGTTATATTCGTCCATTATTTGCTGTAAAATGGTATAACATTTTTCTACGTCCTTTTTTTCAATATCTTTTACAGAACGCCATTCGTGTACATACGAATTTTTTAATGGATTACCTTCCAACTCTGAGAATTGATCACTGAATATGTCACATATAACATTTATAGGCAAATCTAAACCGGTCTCCTTTAAGCATTTAATGATAATATCTAACTTAGTAACCGTTTCGTCAATTGTAGTCGTTATTGGATAATCAACATCTTTCAAAACTCCAATACGATCTGAAGCTGTTAAACTGATTACAGGATTACTTTCAATAGCTACATTGAAGAAATCAGGAGTAACAAAGCCTATCCATTCAATAGCATCATTGAGATTGAACACGCATCTTAATTCTGTTTCGTCTGATGTTGCTAAATCGTCGATATTGAAAAGCATATCCTCGAAAAACTCCATAGTGGCTGATGTGGCACGAATTGCCCCTCCTTTTTCGCTTCGATCATTTCTATAAGTGAGAGAGAATGGGTTTGAGCTGCCTTCAATTTTGTTTTTATCCCTTTCCGGATCGTAATCACCATCAACATTTACTGTTACAAATCGTCCGCGGTCATCCTGTAGATAATCTTCATTGTTGACAATAATAAAAGCCTGACCTACATATCCATCTACCTGAAGCTCTATAGTAAGTTTATCACCATATCGGTTACAATAGTTCAATATGTATTTAGTATTGTATGCCATTATGAAAGTCTAGTGTTTTGTTTTTTATTCCAATCTAAAGCACCTACTAGATTGCCATTCTTTAATTCAAGCTGAACTACTTGTCTACTGTTATCATATCGTGCGCCCCTGAATTGAGAGTAGTCAGAATTAGATGTATTTGCAGAATAACTACCTGCATATCCACCTGATCCCATAGACCTGCCTAGATTTTTAGCCCCTGAGCTAAATGCCGCTCCTAAAGCAACCAATGCGACACCAGCTGCTATTGCAACATAAGGGTTTAGCGTTTTAAGTGCTGTTTGAACAGCTAATACACCAACACCTGCTGTAATAGCCATTTCCCCTAATTGTACTAGAACTCCGCCCAATGCGCCTAGCAAACCTTTACCTAAAGCTGTTATTACACTTCCGCCATCCGCCAAAGATTGACCTATAGTTTGGGCCATTCCGGATATAGCATTGCTAATAGTATCCCCTAGTGTATTATTTAGACCTTCATTGAATGCTAAAGCAACTTCCTGGCCCTGAGTATAAACTGCCGCTTTTATGTTATCAAACTGTTTTGGTTCTATTTTAGGGATAGTTAAATCCATTGAAGGGTTAACGCCTCCTAAATTCAATTTTGCCGGCTGCCATTCCTCTAAAATTTGACCCATTTTAGCGCGGAGTAATTCGGCATTTCTAGCTTGCTCAGCTAATCCAAGGATGTCTTTGTTGCCACCATATTTTTTAACTATATCATCATATTTATTATTGATATCGAATAATTGGCGTCCCCATTCTGACATTAAGGTCCCTTCTAATTGCTTTTTTAGATTTGCAATTTCATTCGCCAGTTTCTTTGCAGAATCACTCAATCCAGTAATAGGAGTGTTTGCAGCATTTGCCGATTTACCTATTTGCGATATAGCTCCTGATACCTCATTACTTGCAGCAGCAGTATCTTTACTTGTAGTCTTAAAGGCGTCTAAATCATCACTTAATCCCTGCAACCATCCACCAAATGAATCTAATCCAACAAATTTAGATAGAGAAGCGAGCGCGCTATAAATCGTCTGAGTGGCACTAACTACAATGTTTACTATTCCATTAAAAGCGTCAACGAATAAGTTTTTGAATCCATTCAATACACCGCGCCAATCTCCACGAAGTAAAGCTGCAAGCGTATTCAAAATATTAGTGATTAATGTGATTACTGTATCAACAGTGTTGAGTATTGTTCCAAAAGCGGCCCCAACAGACTTTACAACACTATCTCCAATACGATCCCACACGGCAATTACAAAAGTTTTTATGCTTTCAAATATTGATTTCAAACTTTGCCATAGAGAGTCTGCTGCATTTTTAATTGAATCCCAAAACTTAGCGCCTTGACCTGAAGTGAAATAGGTTTTTATTTCGTCCCAATATTTAATTATACCGGCGACTGCAAGTCCAACTGCCGCAACCGTTAAACCAATTGGTCCTGTTATTGCGGCAAATGCAGCGCCTACTAGCGGAGCTAATTGCATAAGACTTCCTAAAGCGACAAGGAAAGGCCCTAAAGCAGCAACAGCTAGCCCGACACCAACGACTAATTTTTGTGTTTCCGGTGAAAGTGATCTTAGACCAGATACCATATCCTTTAACCGTGAAATTATAGGCGTAACAATTGGCAATAAATTACTACCTAACTCAGTAGTAAGATTAGTTATTTCAGTACGGAAAGCGCGCATTGTACCACTAGCCCCCTCTGCTTCCCTTGCTGCCTGACCTTGCGCAGCGCCAGACTGCTCGTATATTAGCGCTAATGTAGCAGCCTGTTTCGCAGACAATGATAATTCCTTGCCCTGCTCACCTAAACCTAAAGACAAGGCCTTTGCTTTGACTAAAGCATCATTTGCTGCCATACCATAGTTATCTAACATGGTATTGTTTCCTTTTAGTGCTCCGGTCAACGCCCTTACGGCATCTTGGGTTGTACCCCCATACATAGCTGTCAAGTCCCCCGCAAGCTCAATTAGTTTTGCACTTTGTTTACTTGCTTCACTTTCTGTTAGGTTTCCAATGTTGATAAGCATTGAACTCATCATATTGGAATACTCTATAGCTTCTTTTTTCGCTATACCAAAATACGTAGGGAGATTGTCTGCCCATTCTTTTGTACTTCCTGAAGCTTGCTTCAAAACTTGATCAACAGCGCCTAAAGCATCCTCAAAGTCAGCAGCCATATTGTAAGCCGCACCTGCAGCTGCTGTTATGGGGGCGGTTATACCAATGGAAATAGCCCCTCCAATTGCTTGAAATGATTTACCTATTGCTGCTATTTCTCTCCCTATTCCCTCAGAGAAATCATCCATAACGGCCTGAGCCCTGTTCAGATTACGAACAAAATCATCTATTTGGGCGTCAATTATAGCGGTGAAACTCATTTTTTAGCTGTTAATCGTTTGTACTCTTTTATTTCTTCCTTGAGAAAATCTTTGATCTGTTCGCTAGCCTTTCTTACGTTGCCTTTTCCTTTGAATGATTTTAGATACGAATCGAAGTCTCTTGGAAGTGTTTTGGGGTTTCGGCTTGGCGCAGTAATAACATTAAATGTTATCCATTTTAATTTTAGCCAGTTATCATCTTCTGATCGGTTATAGTTTTCTGACATGATGATGTATTCACACCATGGCATATCAAGGAATTCCGAGAGCCTTAAACCTAGTTCTCCACAGGCAAAGGCTACCCGATCTTCCCAGGACACTATAACGCTTTCTCCTCCGTTACTACTGCTTCCGTCTTTTTTTTAACTCCATATGTAATAGAGTTAGTAAAACACTTAAGCACTTTCACAACTTCTTTCGATGAAAACCCTTTTACATCGTCTACCCAATCATAAAAATCATTAACACTATACTTTGATAGGTCTTTTTCTTCGGTAGCGTTAACGGCTCCCAAATACACTAATAAGGGAATGAACTTAAATGGATTCTTAGCGATATGCTCCTGAATCTTATCTAGTTCAAAACCTCTTTCAATTAATTCACCAACTACCCATGTTCCAAACAAGAGTGTGATTGTAATTCCTTTAAGCGTTATAGTAGTCTTATTCATGATATTTTAAATTAAGGTGCAGCGTGTGGATCTGTCTCAGAAAATTTACCTTGTGAAGTAAGAGAAGCTGTAAACGTTGCGTCCTCTCCGGCTTGAAAGCTATCTGATAGATCGGAAATGAAACCTGTGAAGTACCGGTACCCCAATGGTCCGCGGCTTAATCGCCAGTCTGTAGGAACACCTGTTTCTAGGTGTGTTTCCTGGAGCGTGTCTAATTCGTCGTAACTTGCCTGAGCGGTTCCACCTCCTACTACTGTAGTATCGATGCATTCACCTTCAATAGATACTGTTCTATCTAATGATTGTGGCTTTCTTACTGTCTGCCCTAGCGTACACATACTTACTTTTTCAAGCATGTTCATAGTCTTTTGGACAGATGATGATGTCAAGCACACGACTGGCTTATATGCAGTGCCATCCCAATACGCTAGCGTACCTTCATGACCTGGAATGTTTTTTTCGTTTGCCATTTCTTTATTGATTTGCTGTGATTGAATAAATTAAAATCTTGCTTAAGGCTGTTTGTCCATTTGCAAACTCGTCTGTCTGCTGCACTATTGGAGCTTCGACCTTTTGAATGTTTATGTAAGGTGATACTAGGTTATGACTTCGGCCTGTACGGATAGCTTTCTTTATTATGTCAGCTACAGTTTCGGATAGGGTTCGATCGGTTACAGCTGCTGTCGCAAATTTTGTTACTATACGGATAGTGATATTTTGCTGCATTCGTTCAGCACACATATTCTGAATAGCTCCTAAATTTTCTTGTTGATCTTGAAGTACGATGTAGCACGAAGCATTATTTATCGAAGGAATAGCAATATTTGGATTAACAACACCATCAAAAACAGGTATCTTTTTACCTTGTATTGATATGTTACCAATAGCTGAATAAATAGCTGTCCTTATTGCCTGTGTTGATTCCATTTAGCTTCTTACTTCTTTATCCAAAATCTTTTGTAACTCCCTTTCGAATTGAGCCTTTACTATCAGAAAATTATTGTACAGATATGGCTTTCCTTGCAAAGTACCCCTGCCATTTACATAGAATTTCATTGCGATATCTTTAACCCACTGAGGATAGTTAGCAAGTATGTCAACTGCAAATAATCCTGTTCCAAATTCAATGTACGCTGGCAATGGGTCACTTCCCATTACACCAACCTCTCCCTGAAGCCCTCCTTTAGTAATTTTCTTTTGAACTACAATAAAGTTTAGGCTTAGCTCAGGTGTACTGTTCCTTGTTAGAGAACGTGTAGCCATTATTTCAATACGGGTAACAGAATCTACTACAAGGTTTCTAACCTGCTTCACTATATCTTTACGGTACCGTTCTAAATCACGGCCAACCGTATTGATAATAGATCCTGTCCTAGCCATTGTTAGGCTTCGTTATATCAAATACCCACTCTTGCCCTGTACGGCAATTTTCAACCGTTGGTGATGTGATTATCTGATAGTCGCTACCTTTCCATTCTACTACCATCGCGATAGTAGGCTCAAAGTTTTTCCTTACCTGGACACCTACCCTATAAGTTGAGGGTAATCCCATTTGCACCTGCTCAATGTTCCTGCTTTGATTTAACTGCCCTATCCTTGCCCAGGTAGACAATACCTCAACCTCAGTTGGAATCCATCCCCCTGATCCATTCGATACGGTCTCGAACGTCTTGAATTTTATCTTCTGGTCATATCCTCCTAGTCGCATCATAGCTTAAAACATTGGGTTTGTTGAGTTCTGTCTGTAGGTATAGATAGATGCATTGTTAGCTGTGCTTTCAGCTCCATCACCACCGAAATTATCCCTGTTTGCGTAATCGCTTGCCACGTCCTGAATAACTGCTTTCTGTACATCTTCCGGCATTGGCTCATAGGTTGATAAGGTGGAAATAGTATAGTTTCGTCCTGTCCATATTTCAGCCTTATGAACCGCTCCATTTAAGAGAGTGGTTAAGTACTGATCTTGGTCAGTGAAATCTATATTAAGAGCATTCTTTACATCTTCTAGCGTTACCATAATTAACAGGATTGACAGCCACCTACCTTTTTTGTCTGCTTCTTAGTAGAAGCCGTAACCTTTTTCTCTGATTCGGTTTCTTCCACATACTCGGCTACTTTCGTACGGACTAGATAGTTGGCTCTTCCCTCTGATACTTCGCCTTCTGTGCCGGCTTCCTGTCCATTGTGGTTTTTTAATAACTTCACCTTTGCCATGTTACTTGCCTTTTTTTGATTGCCAATTTTTCAAATCAGCATCATTGATGAATGCATCGTTATCCGACTTTTCCTCTTTGTTTTTGCGCTGATTCAACACGTAGTTACCAAATGTTATAAGGTCTTGCTCTGAGTACTGACCTGAATCTGAAAGTACTTCTAATCTTACTTCCAAAATGTGTAAATACTCGCTCATGTGTTTATGCTGATTCCATAACAACATCTGATTCACACTTGATAATTTTTGAAAGTTTTCTGTTTTTAGAAAATGGGTTAAGCCAGTGTACTTCTCTTTTAGCTCATCTCTTTCTTTTTTCAGTCTATCTAAAAATGTTTCAGCCATAATTGAATTGATTTGTAAAAAAGGCGGCCGCAACCGCCTTTCCCAATTAAAAAATATATAACCTATGTATGAGCCTATGGAGTAACTACTTCGTCACCGTTGGTTGCATTAGTTAAATTCAACTTTACAGCTGCATTTAAGTCTTTTGCAATGAAAACTGCCATTTCCTCAGCACGGAATGTAACCTTATTCAGAGTTACGTTTTTATCATGCTGTTCGAATACGCGCAACTCAGGGGATAGACGAGTAATGAATTCAAATTCACTTGCAGCAACAATATATGCTGTGCCAGCTGCGATAGTAGGAACCGGAATGACAGTCATATTAACTTCTAATCCATTTCCGCTAAGAACTTTCAATTGACCATTTGGCAAAGTGTATTCACCTGATCCGCTTGCTTTATTGAAATCAACAAATTTCAAATAGTCAGCCTGGTTCATTAATAGATGAGTTGGGATAAGGTAATTGCCTAACATTTGATTGAAAGCAGCATCCTTAATCATCTCAACCCCAATAGTACGACTACCAGAATAAGCTACTGCGTTGGCAGCTAGGTAATCAGTAATCATTTTGTTTTCAGCCGCAAACAATCCTACGCGAGAATATAGCAATGTGTTTGTGATGGTTGATTGAAGATACTTTACATTCAATAACAATTCACGACGTACTGTTGCTGTACCTGCAAGCCACTCGGGTGTAACAGTGATATCCTTGATAATTGGTTCAACTACTGGTTTCTCAACATCTGCGCCACCCGCTCCAGTTCCACGAGCCCATTTACCAACAGCACCATTATACCCTTGTAATTGAGGAATTACAATTGCCCCATCTTCTGTGGTAAGATTCGGGAAAATGTTTCTCAAATAGAATGGCGAATATGGAGACATGTAGACATTAGGGCGAACCGATGTTGTAGCATGGGACAATGCATCACCAATAAAATTAGCATCAGTAATCTCCTTTACTGCTAAGCCTAGTTCACCACCTCGGAAGCTTTTTAACTTATCGCTACCCTCGTTGATCGCTGATTTGATTGCTATTTCAATGTTCATTTCTACCTCTTCGCCTTTTGTGATTTGAGATGCTTTTTTGATTTGAGAAGAAAGTTTATCCAATTCTTTTTTGGTTTCTTCTTTCTCCGCTGCTATCGCCTTATTTACCGCTTCCTCTGCAGCTTTTTCAGCTTCTTCTTTGGAGATAAAACCTTTACCTTCCAATGCTTTGTTTACGACCTCAGTGGCTTTTGTTTCGGCTGTTTTGTTAACAACTTCTAATGCTGCCGCCTGGTCTTGTTTTTCTTTCTCTGTTAATTCCATTATTTCAATGCGATTAATTCAAAAATTGATTTATTAACTCGATCAGTCGGCTCATCCGTCGAAGTGGTTTCGTCTGTTGGGGCAATTACTCCCTCACCGCTCGGCTCCTCGTCAAGTGACTTTAATATTGATTCGATTTGTTTTAGCCTCTCATCGGAATAAGGAAGGTTGAACATTTTGGTCAACAATCCCATCAATTCAGATGGAGAATCAGCGGCTTTTAACGCTGTTACAAGACTTGTTCTATTTGATTGCTCCTTGGTTAGGAAAGAGTATTCTTTTAGGCGGTATTCCTCTACAATTGACTTATTCTTACCATTACGCTTCATGATCCAAGCACCAATTGACATACCGGCTTCAAATCCGTTATCTACTAGGAACTTCACATCGTAAAATGCATCACGGCCCAAATTGGTCTTCATGTTAAACTGGGTGCCTGTCTTTAATCCTATTGGATCTTTTGCGTCAATAAATGCCGGAACACCTATCAATTGATTATCATCGTGGTTTAGGTACACTTTGATAATCTTCGCACGTTCGTTTACTGTTTTTAGGAATGAATCAGGGCTAGAAATATCCCCGTGGCTATCTTTTAGGTTATATGTGTTCGCATAACCTTCAACATAACCATTTACATCATCTAGTTCAGATAAGTTAGTGGAAATTGATTTCTGTAAAAATTCACTCATTGCTAAAAATATTACTAAACAAAGCTAAAACAATTAGCATATTTTAGCAAGTATTTTGCTAAAAATTTTTACATATTTTAGCAATGTAGATTTATTTAGCAGAATTTAGGCTTTGCGCATAGCTTTCGGATACATAAATAACGATGCATCCGCAATTGATTGTATTCTTAGCGCTAACACCGTCAGCGTGGGGACGCATCATATATTCTGTCACGTTATCTTTTGGGTCAGTGACTTCAAATAATTGGTTTTCAGGTATAGCTTTGTCATTATCCATAGCAAGATGCCAATCCCTTGGCACTTTAGCATATCTATGTACCCATATTTTAAAAATAGGCTCCCCAGTTTCCCTTTTCCAGTCATCCTTAGCCTGGTCCTTAGCAATATTACCTATTCTTCCAATTTCGGTGCGTGTTATCGTCCTTACTCTTTTTGATAGGTTGAAATCGCTAAATTTATCACCTAGGAACTCTACCATTTCAGCAGGTGTATACCCTAATGCTCGGCCAATGTCCAAAACTTGCTGAATATTCTTCTTAGTAGTGTCATTAATAACACCCGCATTTGCATCAAGATGTTGGGTAATGTAAAATCTAATAGCATCAAGCCATGTGTAAATAAAAAAGTCAGTGCTCTTTTTTGTTAGCCTGGTAAATGTATCATACTGGAACCTAACAAAGGTCATAAATACCTCTTGATACAATGATTCTAATGCATCAGCCATTGGCTTAGGGTCGAATGATCCAACAGTATTAATAGAGTCTTTTATCTGCTGTCTTAATGCATTAAAAACGACTCTATTATACTTCTTCTCAAAGGCGTTAAGCATTCTATCCTGTGCGAGGATTACTCTATTTAGCTTTTGCTTTGCCCTATTCATTAGATAATAGTTTTGTTTTTATCACTGTCTGAATACTTCATAACACCTTTATTGAGGTCCTTAAGTCCATAATCCTTAAGATCAATCAAAGAACCATCCAAATAAGCGCCTGATCCCTTCTTAGTATAGGCAATTGTAATATGGGGCTTATAGTCTGGAAAATCATTCTGATATTCAAATTGAGACTTAACTAGCTTGTTTAATCGAGTAAGGTTCCCGTTTAAATCTTCGACATTGATCTTAATAACATCTTTTTCATTTGAAAACAATCCTATCCGATCAGCCTTAATAGATATTGGATTACTTTTGATAAAGTCATTAACTACAGAAGAAAGCTTGTCTGTGTTCATCTTCATATCGTCAAATCCATAAAGTACCGTTAAATGTGGCTCAAACTCGTACTCATCAACGATATGGTTGGGCACTAATTTACGGATGCCGTTAACCCATTCATTAATATCAATATCAGGGTAAAACATAAGGCACCCTTTTAATATCTCAGCTTTGGTAGTTAGTTCGATATTATCAAATTGAAAAGACTTGCTTACATCCTCATTACCTAATGTTATTCCACTTGAAAAGTCAGACAATGGCACCATTCCACCGGCTATAAAGATCTGATTAGCATATTCGTCCTCTACTTCATCATATCCGAGCATGACACGTACCTCATTGATAGTACAAACCTTTAGCAATGCTTCGGCTTCATCGGTGGATAGCTTTAATTCATCGTATACGCTTACATCATAATCAACCTTGTATTTTTTCTTATCTCGTTCCGCAAAAGGCTTCACAAGCCATCTATTTAATGCATCTTCCTCGATCGATAGATAAGGGACGACAACATCTGTAACTAAGGATAGCTTAGCTTCTTCAAGGTTATGCTGTATTGGGTTCTCGTTGAATAGAACAGGATTTACACCCCATAACCAAGGAAGTTTAAACCCTGACCATTTGAGCCCTTCCAGTACCGCTAAAGCCGTTGGGCTTAGTGCCATTGATGTATATTGTAAAGGCATCGAAGAAACTACTACTTTGTTCTTGTTGACATTTCCATTTATCCGTTCATCTACGATCTTTTCTGTTGCTAGTCGTTGATCAGGCATTAACCATAATTTAGGATCTGGGTGATTTGGACTAATAATACCTTTCGCTCCTTCGTTTTCAGTACTGTTGATCCATGCTTTTAATGATGCTTCATTAAGCTGCAAATATTTCAACCCTGATTCTAATGGAGCCATGCCTCTGTCCTGACTACCCATAGAATCAAATTCAGGGTTTGCCCTTTTGATCTGAAGAACATCTTTAGCATCCAATGTACGGTTAAACCCATTCAATAGGTTCAGTTTCCATCCTGTTATTGGATTGCTTACATCGCCACCACCATAAACAGGAGTCATAAGGTTTGCTGGAGCAACATATAATTCAAGCGCGATATCGCTATCGTCTGCCGTCTCACGGTATAGGAAATATTCGCCCTGGGCATTGTAGAATATACGACCTAATTCGGACAGATCACGCCATGATTGTTTAGGGTTTGGGTTTTCTAAAAGGGATTGAAGATCCTGACCTGTTTTAGCGAATTCAAGGGCTTTGGTAGTGTATATCTTGTACTTGCTTATTTCGATCTTTGATTTCGATTTCTTACAGCTCTTGTAAACCTTAGCTTTTTGATCGGGCTTTTCCTCATATAGGTAAATTGGGGCAATCAAGGTCTTTTGGACTATCTTGTTGATGATGGAATAAACCTCGGGGTTTGACTTATATCCTTTCTTAATATAATCCTCACAGGAATAGTTAAAAAACACCACATCATTAAAACCTACTAAATTACCATAAAGAATAGTATTCAACACACTATCTACATGACGCTTTTCTGTTTTTGCCGCAATACCAAAAGCTTTGCGGGCATATTCTATAATACCCATATTATTTTGTTAAATAGAGAAAACCCATTTAAATAACTCTAATTTTTCCCTCATCATGAACATGTCCATTAAATCGGGAGACTGTCCGGATAGATAAACTTTAATTTGATCTTTAGGCAACAACCTAAGCTTGCCATCCATATCTGTTTTATCTCTCTTTATTGCTTTACGCTCATGCATAAAACGTTGACGTACGGTCATCTTATCATCATACATCGTATTGGCTACTTTTTCAGACACTTTGTACTTACCTTTTTCAACATTATCACCTGATCGGTAATAACATTGTGTTTTAAGGTTGAAATAGTTTTCGTCATTCTCCGCCTTCGCCCCATTATTAAATTCTATTGCCCCTACTATGAACCCATCTACAAATGATCCTACACCATCATTATCAAATACAACATGCCTATTCTCAACACCATAGGACTTGCAAAAGGTCTCTATTGTGTCGATAACGTCTTTACCATTTGATTTAGGTATTATGGCAATGTCTATCAATTCGAACCCATCCCAAACACCTACTATAAACTTATCGCTCCCTTTCATGGCGATATCTGCAGTTATGTACTTTATCCCGGTCCTTACATCAAACTTGTTTTCAAACATTCCTTTGAAAGCATAGTAGTTGTAAATATCCTTAGGAGATATAGCCACCTTCCAGTTACCTTTAAGTAATGCAGCCTTGGTATCTTCGTCCTGAGCCATAAGGTTACCCAAATAAGCGGGATCGACATTTAATAAGGCCTTATTGTCGTAAATACTACCTGAAATGAACGTAACTGACTTAACAAAGTGCATTGGATCAATACCCGACTTGGTAACCTGCTCTTCCAAAATATGCCAAGCCTTTTCAATAGCTTCCTGAGCTGTATCACCCCATATATAGTTGTTACCATCAACAACCAAATAGCGCAACACTCCTTCCCTTTCAGGTATTGGATAACCTGTTTCTTGATCAATCCACCACTCGATAAACTCGGCCACCCAGCTATCAGGATCAGGGTTACATGTTGCCCGTACATACGGTTTTACGCCACACACGGACCTATTACGAGTAAGAAGGTAAAAGAACATCTTTTTAGAGAAATGGGTAAGCTCATCAAATCCTATAAACGGTATCTGTGAACCTTGCCAATCATGGATATTCTTTTCATACTCCAAATGGGAAAACTTTAGCTTACTTGTCCTTTTATCACCAAAGTAAAAATCCCATTCAAGGGATGATCTTCTTGGGGTTGCACCAGGAACAAGGCTAAACACTTTATCCGACGTGTCCCACAGACCACCTTCAGCACTTATCTGCGGGCTAGTACGACGAAATATAACAGACCCGAATCCGTCAACATCTTTATGCCGTAATAACTCCAACAAAAGAGTGAATGTCTTACCTACGCCAGCAGCTCCCCCGCCGATAACAATATCAGCAGGAGAAGAAAGAGTTTTCATTTGGTACCCTTCTTGCGGACGTATGTAATTAATCTCTGCCATTATCCGGTAACTGGAATATTGTTACAGCCCCTTCTGCAGCCTTTTGTTTATTATCCTTCTCGAATATACCTAAGTGCTTTCCTAACGCTTCAAGAGCTGTTAATTTGTTGTACATCTTAACCTTTTTTGTTTCTCCCACCTGCATCCCCTGTACGTTTAATGCATCAATCTCAACAGAAGCAATAGCACCAGCTGTACTATCATCCAATTGCCGAATGTCATACAGGTTATTGTCAGGTGTGAACAGCTCCCGAACATCACTAAAGGCTATCTTAGCATATTCCTCTAAGATTCGCTTAGCACTGATATTGGTTGCTTCTGAAAGTTCCTTTTGCTTTTCTTGGATTGCTTTTTGAATTTCAGGTTTTGTAAGGTTCTCAGATCCTATAGAATGGGCCGTATTTAAGCTATAACCAGCGCGTATAGCGGCTTGTGTGGCATTCAAATCCACCATGTACTCCTCTACAAATCTTCGCTGTTTATCACTTAATGCCATTTGCTAAAATTCTGCTAAATAAAAACAAATCTAAGCTAAAAATTTTAGCTATCAAAAAATTCACTGCTAAATTTATTTGCAAAAAGAAAAGCCTGATCACTTGGGAGGTGTCAGGCCTTAAACTAACCAATTATAAACCTAAATTATGAAAAGTGCGAAATAAGTGCCGGTCTATTCCCGGCTGTCAATGTCAAATACAAAAATAATGAGATTCAATACCTAACTCTCAAATTTACCAATATAATTAGTATTTAAAAAGTTTTTAGCTATTTATTTTAGCTTAATTTTAAATCCTCATTCAACTTGGATATTACAGCGTTTTGTACTTCATCTATTATGGACCAGTCCGGAGCAATATATATATCAGTTGTGCTTGTATCTCGATCGGTGTGGTTTAATGCAATAGACACGTCCTCTTTGTGTTTCTTGCAATCGTTCCTGGCGATTGTAGCAAAGCTATGACGCGCATAATACGTACTGATACCTTCATCGATACCGATGTTTTTAGCTATACTCTTTAGCCCTTTATTTATTGCCAAAATTAAGTTCTTGGAATTGGACCAATTGTCTTTAATCGACAAGTACCAATCAACATAAGGCTTCGCTTCTTTGGGTATAGCCACGCTGATAAATCCCTTATCTTTTCTCCGGCCCTCAACCTTGGACCTATTATAGTTAAGTCTTCCATCGGACTGGTATAGATTATTCTTCAGATCAACCGCATTTATACCGCACATCATGAATATTATCATAAACATGTTCTTACCGATCATTTCCGATCTGTTTACCGGCTGATAATCCCGTATCTTACGGATATCTTCTATTTTTAGTGATCGCTTTGCTGTGGCTTCCATTTTAGGGACCGGTACTTTGGCAAAAGGATTTTGAGGTACCCGGATAATACCAAGGTCATCATCATTATACTTTTCCTTGAACATGTCGAATATCTTCTTGAATCGGAAGTAAACAGTATAGAGGGAATTACCAGATACAACGTTTGAAGTCTTTTCGGTTCTGTTCGTTTTTTCGGGGCCGGTGTACCTTATAATCTTACGGGGAGTCTTGACGTATTCGATGAAAGCTTTTATATACTTCGATGTGATCTCATTCGACATCAACGGCCGGCCACTCTGATAATCTTTAAGATGATTTATTGTACTTCTGTATGTACTTACGGTATTCGGCTTTTTCGTCTTTTGTATCTCCGCAAAGCATTCGTCCAGGAATAACATAAAATCGATCTCTTTACCGTCGGCTGTCAATATATCTTTTAGCTGCGATGCCGTGTACGTCTCCGCCTTAAGGCCCAATAGGCTGATTTTCCTTTGAAGGTCATTTATATCCTCAGAAAGGTAGGTTATGACGAATTTCTGCTTAATAGTCCTATCTTTGTTTAGCTGGGCTTCAGTGATAAGATGCGAGGTTTTTATATACACAGATTTGCGCTTATGCGTTAGTCTGAAAACAACTAGCCATCTTCCATCTTTCCGGCTATTGTTCTGTTGAATTATAGGTGTTATAGTTGCCATGATTAGAACGAAACATTAACAAAACATTTGATAACAAACTTACACATTTTACATTCAAGTTTGATAAAAATATTAGTAAAAAAGTTGATTATATGAGTTTAAATGCAATAACTAAAGATTTTAGTAGATATGCGGCAATCTTTGACATGGACGGTGTCATAAGCCACACCAACCCTTTCCATGCGGAAGCTTTTAGAGCTTTTTTTAAAAACCACAATGTACAACAGGCTACAGAAGAGGAATTTGAGCAGCATATGTATGGTAAGCATAATAGTTACATTATGCAGCATTTCTTTCAGCGTCCGATATCCCCTGAGGAACTGCGAACGCTTGAATTTGAAAAAGAGCAGCTTTTTAGAGTGATCTATAAAGAACACGTTGCCCCTATTAAGGGCTTAATTGAGTTTCTAACGGAATTAAAAAATAACGGTTTTAAGCTTGCTGTGGCGACATCTGCTCCCCGAGAGAATATGGACTTAATTTTGGATGAATTGAACATACGTCATTTATTCTCTTCCACGCTAAGCAGCGAAGATGTAAAACTCCATAAGCCACATCCTGAGGTTTACCTAAAATCTGCAGAAAATCTGCAAATTCCTGTTGACCGCTGTATTGTTTTTGAAGATTCTTTTTCGGGTATTACCGCGGCGAAAAATGCTGAAATGAAAGTTGTCGCCGTACTTTCAACCCATAAAAAAGAAGAATTACCTGCAAGTAATGATTATATAAATAATTATACAGAAATATCTGTTGCCAATATAAAAGCAATTTTAAAAACACAAGAAGTATAA